CACTCGATGGATAACCATTGACCATAGTACGAATCTGGAAGAAGATTTCATCGTCACTGGTCGTATCAACAACATAGAAGTAGATATCCAACCCCGTTATAAAGCAATCATGATCCAGTTTGAATCATTGAGCAACAGGCTCATAGCAACCAGAGCAGTGACCGCAACATATACAACGTGGTTGACAGGACTGTGTTGTTGGATTCCATCTAGCACAATCTCCGGCATCTAATCCAACGGTATCGTTCTGATCACACCCTCCTGTTGGTGGAGGAGGAGGTGGTGGAGGTGGAGTTCCCGGAATGGTCGTAGTAGATGACGATGTGCTAGTAGAGGTAACCGTTCTGTTGTCAGTCACCTGAGTTTGATTGAACACAGGAGTGATAACATTCATCGTCGTGTGTTGCTTAGTAACATTCAATCCGCCACTGAAGTAAATAGCTTCTGCGGCTGTCCATTCGAGATCAGGATCTCCAGTGAGGTCTTTGTCTGTTGTAAGATAGAACTTTCTATCGCCAGTGTGGAAGACTCCGCCTGGGCAAGAGAAGACACCTCCGATCTGTCCGAACTCATCCGTTATCAGTTGCTCGCCAGGTGCTCCTTTGAGTGTTCGCACATACTGGCCAACAGGCTTGCCATCGAAGAACGGATAGATCTTCGTGTTACCTGCCATCTTGGTTGCCAAGAATGTGATGTCAGTTGCTCTCATCCACGGGTTGATAGAGACATCGGTCACGCGATCTCCCATATCATACGCCGTTGTCTTGGTATCCATGGTAGTGTTAGTGCCAGATCTTGTTTGATTGGTCGTCGTGGTGGTCGTCGTGGTTGTGGTCGTCGATGTTCCGCCCCACTGGTCAGCCGGCACTGTTGATGACGAAGATGCTGACTGGCTAGTTGAATTCAAATCAACCCAACTACCCCATTGCGTACCAAGAACACCTGCCGCCGTTGCAAGTTTTCTGATCTCCTCAACACCCGTATCCACATTGACCGTCAATTCAGGCAAGCGAGTGGTGTCTGACCACACATCCATGTTCGGAAGCAGAACCATCTCTCCCTTCAGCTTGAATTGGAACATCGGATTAACACTGATGTGTTTTGTCGCATACGGCTGCTCACTGACAAGCACACTATCAAAATCAATCATCGCCAGGGTACCGATGAATCGGCAATCACTCTCATCTCTCACTGGAACTAGGTTCTTATTACGAGGAGTGAAACTTGGACGCAACTCTCTTCCTTTTCTGTCAAGAGCTGCTCTGAAGTCACTAGATGTTAGATCGGCTGCCTGATAGTCTTTGAAGTTGTCTGCGATGAATCCGTTCTTGAAACGATCAAGACCATTTTGATCTTTGATACTCATGTCTTGAGCACTCTTCTCTAGGAGAGAAAGTGCTGTGTAGTATTCAACGATCTTTATGCGCTCTTCGATCTTACCGATGTCGCGCATAGTGTAACGCTTGTTTTCAATGTACTTGACAGATATGTCATTGATTGAATAGGTGTACGGCTTGAAGTAGATTTCATAGAGAGCCATGGCATCATCATCAATCCTAGGCGGACGCGGAGTATCTGATGGCTCGCCTGACTTGGTGTAAACTAACCCGTCTTTATTGACGCATAGGAGATCTGTCCTTGGCTGATAGTACTCAATGTCAAAGACAGCCGTTGATCCGATAACAGGAACTGTTTCTCCAGTAACCTCACCTGAAAGAGACAGCGGTCTGAAGTCGAAACTTCCAAAGAGAGGATACTCACTCTTGTTTGATGCCACGAAAGTAGGATTGTCTTCGTAGCCGATAACACCGGAACTTATGAGCTGACGATAGGAATCAACATCGAAGTATCCTAGATTGCTCGCAGTGTTGTGCTCGAAGTAGTTGACACGATACTTCCAACGAATGTTAGCATTGCCAGGAAGTGTTCCAGTAAACTGTAGCTTACTTTCATTGTAGGTTGTTTCTGTGGTGTTGACCTGGAGAGTAAACTGATCAGTGATATCGGTTCCCGGATCATTGATATTCGTCATATCAAATGCAATCACATAATCAATCGAGAATGCATCGCAAATCCCTAATGGGATCAAATTGTTGACCATCATAATAGGTTGATACATATCATTCTGAACGAACTGATATGTCTTGAAGTTCTCTTGTGCATTGACACGCATCACATTGTGGATGATACAAATAGTACATCCTGGAGTGTTGAGATTGGTGCCAGTTCCGATATCAAGAGTGGTGCCGAGATTCAATGTGAAAGTAGTCGTTGTGATTGAGGTCTTTCCGGCGATGTTAACCGCACGAGAGATTCCAGCGCCTTGGTCTGTATCAATGATCACTGCTACGGTTCTAACCGGATCATACTCTTCAAAGAACTCATTGGTTGCGCTATTGAATGTGACAGAGCCACTTGAATTCAAGATACCAATCAGTTTCTTGCGAAGGAATATCTGAATACTTCCAGGAGGATTAGGATCTCCTGAATCAGCAATGCTACGCAGTGTCTTGATGTTGTCCTTTTGCAGTCTCCAAATCAGCTCAGTCTTGCCCGGATTGTACAATGTTACATTGGCATTCTCTGGGAGTGCTTTGAATCCACGTGGTCCAGTTGAGTCAGCAAAGCACTTCGCATCTGTCAGTTTCTTTCCTGAAACCATGACAAGATCAAAGATGAAGTACTTGAATACAGCGGGAGTAACCGTGCTATTGACGATTCCGCTCACATAGTTGACATCATAGACCTTGAATGTTCCAATGATGTTTCCTGTTGGATTGTTTCCGCCATCAAATGGTCCATCATAGATATTGATAACGGTGTCATCCATCACTGGACTGTCATCCGCTTTGTTAGGATAGCTACTGTAAGACTTTAGTGGGATGAGATTGATTGAGGTTCTTTCTTCAAAGCGTTTGATGAATGACGCTGTTTTTCGAGTATCACGAGCCTTCTTGGTTTTGATGAATAGCTCACCTGTGTTCTCAAAGCGATATCCGAGAACATAAGAGATACCACCCATCACGACTGTTCTAACGTAATCAGGATCCCCATCAACAGAGTATCCGGTGTCATCTAGGACATCGTTTGCAAGGTCTTCCATAAAGCGAACCTTGAAAGGCACTACTGTGAAGTTGCCGTTCGTCTCAAAGGTTCTCTTTGCAATCATATCCATGATATCAGCATATTCACTATCAGCTTTGAGATAGCGATACTTGCCTTTCTCAACGAGAGCAAGAAGGATGAAGTTGTCTCCATCTGCTGTTGACAGCGAGCGCTTGGTAAGCACTAAACTAGTTTTGTATCTATCAGCTCCCGGCGCACTCGCATTAGGATAACCTAGAGCATTGTCGAGCAGTGAAGAATCGTCGTCAGATGTGATAATTTCTTGTATGAAATCAAACCCGATCTTGAGATTTTGTGGCTCACCGTACTTAGAAACGATGATGTCTTGTCGGCTGGATTCGATAAACATCCCTTCAAAGTAGAACACACCTTCGTCAATGTTGAAGATGGTGCCCTTTCCGAGGACGGCGATTGTATCTTCAAGAGTGCTGCCTGCGCATCCTGGGCATCTAACCTTGACAGAGTAGTATGGAATGCCATTGACGTCATAGACACTGACAACTTCTCCTGGAATGAATCGAGCTGTCTCTCCATCGATACCCATCCCTGTATACATCACATAGATGGTCGGAGGATCGTCGCCCTCTTTGGCTACTGATTTGATCAATGTTCCAGTTACATTTGATGTCTGACCAGTGAGAATCGTTCCTGATGGCAAGTAGACCACATCAACTGCCGATGATGTCCAAGGACTGATATCTTCAAGGCGAACGTACTCTCTTGCATTGTAACTTGCTCTTGCGTTGCTAATGCGAGATCCATTCTTGAAGATGTGATTGGCGAACTTCTCTACCTGATTTTGAAAGATACTTTGAATCTGATTCAATTCTCTTGTTTGAACAGGACGACCAGGGCGAAACAACACTTTCATGTAGTTTTTGGTTGACTGGTAATCATCGTAGTATGGTGATCTGTTGAATGATAGTCTGCTCACTGTTTTGGATTCCTATGGGTGTTAACCAAATAACGGGTGTCTTGATTGAGATTAGAAAGTTACACAGATTTTGATGTCTTCTTCTTGTCCATTATCACGAATAACTTTCTTCAGATTGTTTGTATACAAGACGTAACCTCTGTTGGCATCAATGTTATTGAGGGTTAGCGATCCGTAACTTTCATGGCTGGGACCGAGATACATCGGACTGTAAGCTGGAATGAATGTGTCTTTCTCAACAACATCAGTGATCAATGATACCTGTCTGAAAGCATTGTCTTCTCCGATGGCTAAGTACCCTGTTTCTTCTGATAGACGGACATTGATGATTGCGGTATTAGCACACAGCTCAGTGACGATGTTGTATCCATGACCTTCTTTAGGTGCAAACACAGCCTTTCCAACTCCTCCTGCTGGCCCTGCAATCACATAGCCGCGAACACTCGTTGAGTATCCAGCCCCACCGTCATTGATAGTGAACTCTTGAATAGTGTTACTACCCGTTATGACGACGTCGATGTCTGCTTCTTCAGTTACACCTCCGACTGGGTCATATAGAACTAGTACGGCGCCACCAGTGTATCCTGTTCCTGCATTGCCTACGGTGATGTTAGTGATCTCGCCGTTTAAGACAGTTATCGCCCCTACAGTTCCACCAGATCCAACAGCACTAGATCTCTTGACGATAGCAATGACTTCTTGAGTCAAATCATACCCTTCTCCGATTGCAGACGGATTGACAAGGATCTGCTTGAGAGTGTTGTCTCCACTGTTCTTTGTGGCAAACGCCTGTGCAGGAGTTAGTGGAGATCCCCCAGAAACTGTCACTGTCATAGTGCTTGGGAAGTTGCCTGTCTTGTTAAGGATCTTGAATGTGCTCAAACTCTGCTTCTTAGCAGCTTGCTGCACGTCCCATTGATTACTGCCATCATCTGTTACTTTGAACTTGACTGGGATGAAGTCCTTAGTCAAGAAGTACACTGAATCCGCATCAAGTGACCCCATGTATTTCCAAACATAGCCATCTGCAAGAGCTGTGATGCTCGTTCCGATGTCAGTGGGTTTAGAAGTACTCAATGCGCCGTTGTTATTGTCAATGCACTTGTAGATGTTGTTGTCATCTGTGAAGACATAGAACGGTGAGTCGTATGAGTCTGGCCCATCGATAGCAAGTGGATCTTTACTGTCATCGTACTGGCTGTATATGACGCCAGAAGTCCAGTTGTATCTCTTGACTGCAATGCGGAAGTCTCCACTCGACACTCTCTTGAGCGTCATTGCATTCTGAATTACAGCAAAATCATTGAGATCATGGACTTCAGCATCATCAGGAATCAGCTCATTAGCCCACTCGGTTTTCTTTCCGATAGCTACGAACAGGTTGCGTTTGAACATCTGAGTGGTGCTGATAGCTTCAACCCAGATCCAGTCAATACCGCCGTCTGAAGCTGATCCATTGACGTGTGTTGGAGGAATGCTCCCACTGGTTCCGCTATCCTTACAGATGTAGACATTATCTCCATAGAATGCTTGATTGCCTTCGATATACGGAGTCAACTCAGTCCATTCCGGAAGCTGTTGGAGTGTGATGTTGTCGATTAAACTGCTTGCGACAAAGTTACGAATCTTTGGAGTGAAACGGGCTGCCATATTTAATCCTCGTTTAATTTGTTTTTGTTTCTTCGAAAATGACCTAATCGAATCTTTTCTTTAGTCTCTTCAGATCTTGGTCTCCCTTTCAAAGAATCTGAAATTTTTTTTCTTTGTTCTTCAGAAATGGTCTTACCTTTTTGAGATTCTGAATTTTTCCTTTTATGTTCTTCAGATTTTGGTTTACCTTTCAACGCTACCGACATTTTTCTTTTTGTTTCATCTGAATGAGTTTTTCCGAATCGGACGTTCTTTTCACCTTTATGAGCATCCGAGTTCTTCTTTTTTATTTCATCATTTTGAACGATAGCAGACCCAGCATTCCCGTTTAGTCCTTTCGGAAACAGCGAAGTCATGGCCAAATCTTTCTCTCTTTCGAGGCATTCTTCAAGAGGATACGTTCCAAGTAGTTCTATCTGAAAATCTTCTTTCAATGCACCATCTTCAATCAACTTCTTGATGTAAACCCCACCGTTTCCGATCTAGATGTTCCTGAAAACGATCAAGATATGACTTACCCTCTTTCCAACACGATCCGGTAATAGATAAGCCCGAGTTGGATTGTGGGTTATTCTATAGAGTTGTGATCTCACATAAATATCTATAGTCATTTCGACCTCCGTGAAAGGTTGCTTTGATCAGAAGCCTGTTTCTTGTTACCAGCAAGGACAGGCTTTGTTATTTTAGGTTATTTATAGATGTGTGTGGTATCACAATTGAGTGACCTCAATCTCGGCGTCTAATGCTCGTGCCATAATCAAAGTATCATCATTCACCTTCTTTCTTGAAAGATACTCTGGATTAGTCGTAACTTCTGATGGTGATTTTGGTGGATCTCCAACAGTCATATCACTCCAATCGCTAGGTCTATAACTGTAGTTGTCTTGAGCTTCTTTGAACCAGTCAAGACGCGATTGCGGATTCAAGAGTAAGCGCGGATCACGGATAGTGTAGTACTTGATGATCGGATAGATATCTAGGCCTTGACTCATGTAGTAAGTCGCATCGTTAGTCCACTCCTCTTTCATCCAATCAAATCCGCCAACCCAATTCGTGTAATTTTTATCACTGATCTCTTTGAACCAGTGTAAGTTGTAGATAGGATTGACCATGAACACCGGGTCAGGACCACGAATGAGGTTGATGATCATTAAGATGAAGGTATCAATGAACCCTCCATGTGGTGGATTGATCATATCAGAGTACTCGATAGAGAGTACTGAGAATCGAACAAACCCTGATGGATGGAGCCATTCATCAACTACACTATCGTAGTCTTTCCTCGAGACAGACGAGTACACTTCATACGAGAATTGTTGGAAGTAGTAGCTATCTAATAGGGTTGAGTTACTGCCTAAGAAGCCTTCAAAGCTCTTCCAGTTGGGTCTCTCAATAAACACCGTCTTTGAGATCGTATTTAAGACCGCTCCAGTTCCGGTTGTTGAGATGACTTGAGCTGTCGGCGCGGACGAATCAATGAAAGGGTCAATGAACTCAATCGATTCAATCTGTCCGATGCCGTCACCAGTAGGGGTGAGTACTGCATCTTCTCCATACTTTGATTGAATCTCAACGAGAGGTAAACTGTCGTAGTTGTATCCGTGATTGTAGATAGAAGTGCGCGTTATACTTCCACGACCACTGAAGTATCCACTCCTATCGCCGATGAAGATCTTTTCATTTGAAACGAAGATAGCTCCTGAGGTTGTAACTGTCTTAGCTGAAGGAGAGCTGTCAGTGAATACTTGAGAGCTAAGTGCTCCAGTAAAATGGATCAATAATGCTACATTAGCGAAAAGGGGATCCGTGTTCTCAAATCTCACTGTTGGTGCTGAGAAGTTTGCAGTGTAGCGAGGAACTCCCTTAGTGATGCGGAACTCGCACATGTAGCCGATGAAAGTCTCTTTCCCGTTGTAATTGGTGCCAAGTTTCATTACAGCTGATGATAGATCACCGTTACCTACGGTGTTCTCAGCAACCTTGAACCCATTCATAAACAATCGCAAAGTGTTTCCTGACCTCGTTGCAGCAACATGGATCCAGGTGTTGTTAGGGACTTTGAGAGTTGATGTAACGGTGTAGTTTATGGCTCCTCTTATCTCAAAGACGAGCTTCTGGCCACTGATCTTAAACGCCCATCCTTGATTGAGAGTTGCGTGACGATTGGTCGCAATAACAACATCAGTGACAGAATTCGGTTTGTTGATCCAACACTCAATTGCAAACTCACCTGTTTCAAGTTGAATTGAAGAATCACTTGGGACAGATAGGTAGTTGTTTGAGTTGTCTACCTCACTGACGATAGCTGAGAATGAGTGCCCTTTC